ATGCCCTTGGTGTCCCGCTTGATTTTGAGTATCCGCATCCTAATGCCTATTGGGTGTCTGATGCCCATCTAGGATACAAGTATAGGCTAGAACGGGCCAGAGATTACTTGTTTGTATCCTTGTTCTGCAATTTCAGCTCTACGTTTATCATCAGCCAAAAATTCATTGGCTAGGGCTACAGCTTGATCAATAGACTCGTAAGCCACCAGATGTGTACCACTTTCAAAGATCCCATCCATCTCATTGATCTTGTCAGTCAAAAGCACCCGTTTAGATCCTAGGGCCTCAAACACCCGCATATTGAGATCTTCCTTAATAGAGATATTTAGGACAAGCCGAGACTTGTTAAATTTTACGTTTACATCGTCCAAAACGTTATACCCTGGGACCTGCGGGTTCCGCCAGCCCAGATACCAGTTGGGCAATTCCTTGCAGAATCGGTCTAAAAGATCAATCCGTTGAGGCGAGTTCAAATGCCCGATAAAGGACCAGTCCCACTTTTCAATCACAGAAAGTGGTTTATAAATATCAGGTTCAACCGCATGAGGAAGATAAAACAGTTTCTCCTTTGGAATCCCATCAGCAGCAAATTGGTCTATAAACGCTTTCTGGGCACAGAACACAAAATCAAACTCTCTGGCCCGTTCTAGCCTATACTTGTATCCTAGATGGGCATCAGACACCCAATAGGCATTAGGATGCGGATACTCAAAATCAAGCGGGACACCAAGGGCATCTTCTCCATGATCCACCAGAACATGAAGGTCTGGTGTCCCTATGTGAGAGATGTCGCCTGTTGGCTGACAATGAATCACATTTCTGGTATTGTCGGCCATATTGGTATCGCCATTGAGGATTTTCCTCAAGTTGTAATTAATGAACAATGGTGGCCCATCATTCCTGAAATTTGTCTGTGGAATCACAAAATAATAAATGGCAACTTTTGGCTTAGTTTGCACCGTTTTTCTCCCAAACTGTTACGAAAGAAACCTGATTTTTGGAATCCTCTGTAGCGATCTCTTTCCAACCAGATAGCTTCATGATATTTGCCAATCCAGGTTTCGTAAAACCATGAACATGCTGGTAGTTCAGCGGGATTGTATTTCGAAAATCCTGGTCTGGGACTGCAATAACAACCCTTCCACCATATTTCAAAACACCTTTCCAAGCATCCACTGTTGCCACTGTGTCTGCCATATGCTCTAGAATATGCCGTGCAATCACCGTATCGAATTTGTTCTTCCATGGAAAAGGTTTTGATACATCATGTACCACATCTGCCACAGAGGTCAAATGGTCAAAACCAGGAATTAACTCGCCATGTGGAACCATATCTACACCTACTGCATTAGGAACTGTCTTACCCCCACCACAACCGAGTTCCAAGACGTCAGAACCAACAACATATTTCCTAACCATATCACCTTCTGTATCTGGCGGTTGACTAAAATTGCTAAGTTCAGGTGAACTAAAGACAGTTTCATAAAAGCTTCGCAGACCATGTTTACGAATCAAAGAATGGTTCGTTTTCTCTTGCATCTCTGCCGAGTTCCAATATTTTCCTAGAACCCGTTGTCCAGTCTTAAAACCGTGATGATAAACAAAAACGTTCCGGTTGCAAACCATGTATTTCCCAGCTTTTTTGAACCGAATCGCGAGATCCAAATCGTCCCCATGGTTCGGTAAACTATCATCAACCCCACCAACAGCTACCAAATGCTCACGCCTAACCATCATGCAGAACCCTATTAAATAAGGAACCTTGAAAATATCCGCACCCACAGTTGCCCATATTGCTTGAGGACCCATCACGCAATTTGAGGAAGGACCAGCTGCGGCACACTCCGGTATTACGAAATGCTGCAAAAGGTCATTGACCCAAAGCTTACTTGATGGTGGAATGAAAGTGTCATCATTCATAAACACAAGGTACGGCGAATCTGTTGCCTTTACTCCGGCTTTCAATCCCTTTTCCCAGCCTACGTTCTCAGACATATCCAAAACAGTAATGCGTTCATGAGCACGCAGCTTATCAACACTATTTTTATGGCCGTTGTTCACAACTACAATCTTAAAAAGATCATGTGTGGTCCTGTGTTGAAGAATAGAATAAATACAGGGCCACAGATAATCCCAGTTGTTAAATGTTGGAATAATGATCGAAACCAACGGATCTTTCATTACGTTAACTCCAAACTAGGGTACTTCTGATACTTCCCAAACTTCTCTTCACGTTCCAATTCGTCAGTCTGGTTATACTGATCTGAATATTCTTCAGTCACAACAAGCTGATGGCTCAGATGACCTAATTTAATGGATGTATCCACATAGACTCTAGCACCTGCTTTACGAGCCTGATAACAGAAAAGGACATCCTCTCCTGTTGGAGAAGTAGACATAAAATAAGGTGCTTTCATACGTTTAAAAACACTCGTTTTGATAAGCGCAGCACCAAAACCTACTGCATCTACTTCAACCAACTTACCTCTTGGATAGGATTTCACCACATTGTTAATAAAGTAAGGCTTTCCAGATACTTTGTCATATCCCTCAATACATTCATAAATGACCGGATTATGTGGTGGATTTCGCGTAAAGGCAAGAGGGGCTATGATGTCTACATCATGTTTAACCAACTGGTAGAAAAGGTCAGGTGGAGCCAGCATATCGTCATCCACCATAAAAAGGTAATCACAGCGATATTTTATAGCTAAATCAGCAAGTGAATCTCTAGCAAATGGAACGAAAATCTCGCCTGCTGAAAACCAATTAAACTCATACCGCTTAAGAACACCTTTGCAACGATCTTCCATCTCCTTTTCACCCAGTTGAAAAGCCATCATCATCCGGTCATGATAAGAGGCAGGAGGGGTATGCCCTTTCAGGCAAATTCCAACTGCTACCTTATATATAGTAGGTTGGGCTAGAGCCCCGTTACCATTCTGATGTAGTTGATCCATGTCTCATCCACCAAGCGAATCGTATGTCCAAGACACTTCCCTGTTTGCAGAAAACGAACGCTGCGGATACGCCGACATTCAGTACACCTTAAAAGCCTTGATGGCAAGTTAGGTGACTGCTTGCCAGCGTATCGCGCCAGCAATTCGTCTAGTTTAGAAACAGCGAACGTATCCACTAACATAGGCCGTAGCCGAAACAGCAGGGGCCACGTTAGATGCAATAACGAACCTGAACCCAGCATTAGCATAAGTTGGAGCCGCAGAAAAGCCGCCTCCAGCCAAAGCACCTGGCACCAATGCATCTCCAACGTTAATCGTCAAACTCGTACCAACATTCGATATCCAAACCGAAGCTGCTGGACCGAGATTTTGGATAATGCCGAAGCCATTAGCCACGATGTCTTGAGCTGCCACACCGAGAAATCCAGGCAGGTCAACCGCATTCCCAGAGTCAGCCAATACGGCTTGTGTCCCATCAAAGGACGCATTTGTACCAACTCGGACAGCCACCAAATACCCCAGCGTCAAGCTTGAAGCCTCTACACCTTGAACTGTGATAAAGGCTCGTTCATCTCCTCGTGCTGCATGTTTAAACAACATGGTGTTACTCCTTCCCTCCCAGAATTACGGTCTGAGAAGATAATTTTTCCGTCGCCTGGGTGGCAAGACGAAACATCATGTTTGTTACTTTCCTCCGTGAATAACGACGAACCGACCCGTGGTAACAGCATCCTGATTTTCCACAGTAATCGTTGTAAGTGATCCAGACACAGAAACCGACACAGACGGAATAATCTGTTGAGTATTCGTCGCAGCATCGTATTTCTGAAAAATAATCAACAGAGGATATCCACCAGAAACCACTAAAGTTCCTGCCGCATCACCTGCCAATCCTGACCAATCACCCATCGTCATCACGAGCCCATCACCTAGAACAGCTTGCTTCCTAACAGTTGCCGAAAAAGCCATAACGCCTCCTTTTAGGCAGTAACGCCTGTTAGTTTACCCAGTTTTCGACGATTGACTGTGGTGAGTTCACCTGCCCAGAAGATCTGCGCTACGCGCACATCCTGGCTGGATGGTTTCACCCATTCTGACATCACAAACATCGTTCCCGAATGCTGAACAAGCTCAAGTGCTTTGGAATTGATGAGATAAATCACGCCACTGGTGGCATTCACATCAAAGGTCCAAGGCGCACTCTTGTATCTCAGGTTTTCAAACCCTAGATTTCCAAGTTCAACATCTGTGAGCCGCAACTGTGGAACAACAGTCGCCTCATACGCCTCAAAGGCTGTCCGATCACTCAAGAGCATGTCCGGTGGCCCAACAGGATTACGTTGCGTCAGTTGGTTCCAGTTACCTCTTAAGTCAGACAATCCTTGTGCAGCAAACGAACCGCTAGTTGTTACAGTGGATTGCCAGAAGGTAGAGGTTGCACCGTTAATGTCCCCCACCGTGCCCGTGTTATCAATGATTGCATTGATTGGGCTGATTCTCGTTCCGACTTGCAAAGTTTCAAACAAGTCGCGGTCAAGTAAGTCTTTAACCGCAGCTTGAGCTGCTTGAATCTTTCCTTCCACCACATTAACAATTTGCGCTTTTCCAGCATTTTGAATGCGTTCCAGACGACCAGGAATGGCCACTGTTACAGCATACTGACGCCAGATATACTGCGCAGCTGTGAACTCATCTTGAATAGTAGTATCCAAAACATCGTCCGACGCATAAGACGCAGCCGTTGTGTTCTTTACGAATAGTATGGGCCGAACAAGCGTCGATCCCCCTTCAGCCGTAATGCGATTTTTCATCGCAAGATGAGCGAAGAGTGGGATCGCCGTGAAAATGTTATCAGCTATCTGCGCACGATGATCTGCAACCGTCGTGGCAAGTAGTTGAGTTACATTATCCGGTCCATGTGTGAAGATATTATCCGCTACAGCCATCTTCGTATCCTCCTTACTTTCTTGGTTTTACTCTAACTTTCACTTTACGACCTTCCATAGTAGCCTCCACTTGCATACGTAGTGCCTGTTCGGGACTATCAGCAAATGTGACTCCTCCCTGATCCTGATTGGATGTGGATGGCCCTTGAGTGACTGATTGCTTTGTATCTTGAACAATGCCTGCCGCTTTCTGGTTTGCTTTTGAAAGCACACCATCATACGCACGTTTAGCGGCCTGATAAGCTATTTCCATAGACTTACCTTGGCGATCACTCAAATCGTATAGGAACGGTTCCAGCAAACCTGTTTTATCGAGTTCATAAGCATCTGGATGGTTACGAAACATCGCTTCCATTTCGATGGATGAATCAATCTGCTTTTGTTTTTCTTCTTGTTGTTGTTGTCTTTGTTCAATCCGATTAATGATCGGTGTAAATCTCGCTTTTTCAGCTTGAGCAATTTCATTTTGTACTAGAGCCTGCCACTTCACAGGATCTTCGTAAGATGCTTGGATTTGGTCCTGCGTTAACTCTTGTCCTGGTTCACGTGTAGGTGTTTGAGATGGTTGTTGTTCACCCCGTTCCATTGCCACCTCTTTGTTGTACCAGTTCACAAACTTCTGATTATTTTTCAAGAAATCGAATGCTTTAGAACCTTCTTCAATTTCTTTGACGCGAGTTTCCTGAGTAGTTTTCCATTCGTTTAACTGGCTCTGCCAATTCTTAACCATTGGCTCTACACGCTCACGAACGGCTGGATCAAGATTTGCAATCTCTGTGCTAAAGAGTTGCGTATCCGCAGCCGCCGGAGCAGGTTGCGTTGGCGGTGGCGGTGTCTCAGGTCCAGGTGTTACAGGTGCCGCAGGAACTGCTTCCATCGTATTTTCTTCCATAATGTCTGCCATGGGTGGTTACTCTCCTTTAGCTCGGTGCTGGAGCCGGACTAACTCGCACAACAGGTGCTTTTTCAGGCGGCTCGATTTTAAACTCATCGCTCTCTTTTTCATTGCTACTATCCACACGTTCAATCTCAAGAACTACCGATCCGTCATCAAACCTACTGGACACTTTTCCAACAATCTTAAACGTCACAGCTTGACCATCTTGAAGTTGTCCAGCTTCATTAGCCAAAAGTGTTAAAGTCCTCTGCGGTAGAACATTCCGTCCCGCCTGCATATCGGCTCGTTTACGGCGCAAGAGTTCTACCACGATTGCCATGCTATTTCCTCAAACTTTCTTGTGCATGACGATGAGCCAAAGGGTCAAACTTTCTGGCACCTCTGACTCTATCGCCATCTTCTCGCAGATGAAACTTCTTCATCAGTTGCGCTTTGTGCGCTCGGGACGTAATAAAAGTCCCTTTTTCCCAAGTAGAAGCATCGTTTTCATCTGTGAAATTCTCATCGTAATACGGTCTCTTAAAATAAACATCTGAAAAAGTTGATGTCGTTAAAGTCTTATCGCAATCAGAACACCAAGAAACCACACGCCCACCAACAAACTTTGCTTTGAGCGAATGCCAACTCTCCGATCCACACGTCCAACACTGTCCCATTAACTTGGTGAAGGAGCTGGTGACACACGAACAATCGGTGGCAACAAGCTACCTCTCAACCTCCGCTTTTTCTCTAACAGATCTCTCGTTCTTTTCTTAGGAGCATTCCGGTTTGGAATATTTATATTCAAGTGAATGGAAATCTGTTGGCCTCTACTTGCCATTGTTGATCTCCTGTTGCGCTCGAACCTTAGCCAGAACAGTATCGATCACTGCCTGCTGGATCTTCTGCTGAGATTTCGCTGCACCCGCCTGAGCTGACATCTGAGCCGCTTGTCCTTGCGCCTGCGCAGTCTTAACCTGTGTTTCGAGCTTAGACTGATCAGCCTGAATCTTGGCTTGCGCTTCACGCTCTGCTGGCAGAGGTTGCTGGGCTTGCTGCTGTGCTTCTTCTTCAGCAACATCCATGATCCTATCCAGACCTTTCACATCAATCTCACGCAAGATTTCTCGGCCTAACTCTCGTGAGGCTTTCGATCCAGGCTGAATACCTAAGTTCGCTGCAAATTGAGTCATCTGCGAAAATGCCTTGAGTTTATTCGACTTATCCAACGGGACAGTAGACCCTGCCACAACACTCACATCAAACTCGCCCTGGATATCTATCTTTCCAAGAGTAAAAGCAGTATCCGAAGTAAAAGACTCTTGACCAAATTGAGAGACAGACGGCCTTTGCTGCAACAGTTCTTTTTCAATCACACGCGGTCCTACGAGACTGACAATTTTCGGCAGATTCAACTTCTGTTGCATGATCGACAAAAGTTTCTTCGCAACATTTTCAATGCCACTTTCCAGTGAATCCAATTTTTCATCTGACCGTGCTTTCCCTCCTTGAACGGCCAACTCAAGCTCTCCCAGAGTCCTAGTCTGTGATCGTGCAGGTGATCCACGTTCCACATCAGACTGTCCGGCTACCGTCTTCCAAATTTCCATCAGCAGATTCCATGCCGCATAAATATCATTCTGCACAGGTGCGTAAGGTGGAACAAATAGACTGCCTGGATCCTTGCCCTGGGCATACTCAATAATCCCGCCATCGATCCCTTGCTTAAACTTCATCTTTTCTTCGTCTTCCATGAACCCTTGAGGAACAAAGATCTGACGGTTCCAACGCTTCAAGTGATTAAGCATAATCGCCATCATCTTGATTAGCTCCACCAACTGCGGTTCAAAGGTCCCAACATCTGAAAGCGGATAGGCTTCACCAATCAGTTCGTTGAAGGAAAACATCGAAACTGGAAACCCTTGAAGTTGATACGGCCACGCAATATCTGCCAACTTTTTATCGTGTCCTTCTGCGAAGGTTTGGACTCGGTTAAAATCTTTATCCCACACCTCCCACAAAATGACAGAGCGTTCATGTTTATCAAGATCTTTAAAATCAGCTAGATCGCCTATAGCTGTCGGTTGTAAGTCTTTGGTATTTGTGTAGATTCCAGATTCTTTCACTGACCGAAGTGGCTTAACAGAACGAAAAGCCATCCACCTAGAATCAATCGGAGGCCGCAGGGAAGAGGGGGAAAACAAAACATCTTTCCACGGGTAGTGATAAGCAAAAACATTTTCGGATTTAATGAACTCATTCACCACAACATCTTTTACGCTCTCGCGCTCTCTGGGTCTTCCAGCCTTACGCTTTTCTTTTATTTCCGGTTCAGATTCCATCAGTCCAATATCAGCCGAATATCCCACCTTCATCCAACCATGTCCCACCACAATCGTATCGATCAAAGCCCGTTTTACTTCTTGCTTTAAGTTCAGTTCTCGCCAGACAGAATTGATTGCCGCTTCAGCAATACGTGAAGCCCCTAACTCTGAGAACCGTTTCGGATTTACCGAGATATGCGGATCTCTGAAATAGAGCCTAGCGATCTCAGTCTTGACGTATGCAAACACCAGATTAATCGACAAGGTTGGAATAGTCACTGTAGACTGAATATGTTGCCAGTCACCACGGTATTCGCGAATATATCTATGCCAACCAAACTGATCTTCTTTCCTCTTTCGCCAGCGCAGAGATTGCTCAATGACTCTCATCCAGTCCGTAGTGGAAGTGGAAGAAGGTTTAGGAGATTCCGTCGATCCGATTTGATTAGTTTTTCTTGGCATTATCGTTTCCGCTTACGTGCAATATCCAAGGCAATCGCAAGAGCCTGCTTACGCGATTTCACTTTTTTAGAAGATCGACCAATATTCAAACTCCCACGCCTAAACTCACCTAACACCTGAGAGATAACTCCTTTACGCGACGTTGCCGTTATTGGCATCTCTATCCTCGGTCATAGGCACAGGACAATCGTCACAAATGGGACATTCATCGCCTGGCCTATGCGGTGCAACATTGTGTCTCACGTGATGCCAACACAGCAAGCAAGAATCGTCGTAAGATGTCCAATGCGGATGGTCCTCGACATATTCTTTTCTCGAACGTTTAATTTTGTCTTTCTCTGTCTCTGTTATCGGCATCAGTCTCCACCTGGCGGCCAACTCACAAGCTCCCCCGCCTTGCGTTTAGGTTTAAACAAATTCTCCTGAGTAAAATCTGGATCATGCATATCTTCAAACAGCTTCTGATACTCTGAAACCCCCTTGTTACGTGTAGCCGCAACCAGTGCTCCAAAGGTTCCTTCCACGACGGGCTTCTTAGGGGCAGAAATATAGGTCGGGAAAAGGTGATCGATCCCGTATGACATAGCGTCAATCAAGTCGTCATTTTTCCCTCTAGGGAAACTCAAGAGTTCATCTTCCAACTCCGGCATATTCTCACGGATGTGAATGATCCCCTGCTCGAACAAAGGCTGAAGCTTTCTAATCCTGGCTTCTTTAGAATGGACCTGCTCTGAACCGGTCGTGTTGCGTGTCCGGCGCAACTCATCTATCCCAATCCACTTCCGACGCTTGCGCATTTCTTCTTCCATCGCATATTTCAAAGTCTTCTGGAAAGCAAACGATTCAATCCCCATCCGGCGAATGTCGTGTAAGTCAATCAACCGAAATATATCTTGGATCAAGTCACTCGGCACTAACTTCTTACGGGAATAATCCACAATCCAGATGTGATGGTTTGCGTCCATCCCCATCACAACCGCTGCGGAGTAGTCTGCCTCTCGGGAAAGGTTCACGCTCGGGTCCACAGGCATGTAGAGTGAAAGCGGTGGCAGCTCCCCGACCTTGTAACGCCTGATCCATCGCTCTTTAAAGTCCGCCGCTTCTTCGTCAATCGGATTGTTTAAATATTGCCCTGAGAACTCGTAAGCCCCGAGTTTTGAACGTAAGGCAGACAAGTGCTCGCGAGAGAACTTCTCAGGGAACAGGGGATCGCCTCTCTCATCCCAACACGTTCTAAAAAATACATCCCATCCACCTTCTTCCAAGAGTTCTGAATACAGATCCTTCTGGTGCCAGCGTGTGCCAAGCACCACAATCTCACCCCCTGGTTCAAGCAGGTTCTGTGCATCACGATAGAACGCAAGTGGCCGTTGCCTGAGTTCTGCGCTACCGCAGTTTTCTCTTGCCACTAAATCATCCA